GATGAAAGGTATTTTCCTGTTGGTCACCGTGGTGTCTATCACACTGTGAGTAATAACTTCTTTCTGAATGTTGCTCACATGAAGCGTCCCCACACTGTGATGTCAGTGATGCGCCACGAAGGATGGCACGCTGCTCAAGACTGTATGGCAGGTAGCATTAAGAACAACTTCATCGCTATTATCAAGAATGAGGAAGATGTTCCAAGGATGTATCAGGCAATTGCAAAGAGTGCCTATGCATCACAACCACATGCTATTCCCTGGGAGAAAGAAGCATACTGGGCAGGTCATACCGAGGGCATGACACAGGCAGCACTTGAGTCTTGTGCTCGGGGAACTATGTGGACTGATTATGAACCAACACCCATGACTCGTGAGTGGTTAATGGAAAATGGATACATTACTAAATAATATCAGTCTAAGCAGTAAAACAGACTAAACCACCCAAGACAAATTCATTGACATAATCTTCTAAGTCTAGTAATGTAGAATTTGTTGTTGGACAACAAGCACTTACATATGACACATTTAACAAGGGATGTGTTAATCAAATCCATCGTTGCTGAAGAAATGAAAAATTGCAGCGATGGAAATGATTACGTCCAAACCTTAAAGAATGCGTATCACAGATGGGAACATCAATCAAGTGATGATCTCTGTAAACAATTTAATAAGATAAAGCACACAAAAATCTCTGTAGAGTCATTGAACCCCTAAATAAATCTGCCATGCTTTTACAACATGCCAGAAGAAGTAAAGAAAGAAGATCCTAAGAAGAAGGGTATCTTCGGTAAACTTAAAGAGGCATCTGAAGACAAGGAAGAGCAACTAGCAATCCTGTCTACATTTGTAAGGTTAGGAATTTTGGTATGGTCTGGTGGCATTTTAACCTTGGCATATGTAGATCTTCCCAAGGCACTTCAGTTCCCAGAACAAGATCTCGATCCCACATTCATAGCCTCCGTTTTTACAGGAGTTTTAGCTACGTTCGGGGTTCAGACAGCAAAGAAATCTGGTGACGGCACCATGAAGAT